GGCCTGTCATTTTTCGCTTGATGTAAATGTTGTTTGTATTGTTCGTCAGTAATTATTTCGCAAGATATGATTGCATCGTCTAACCATTGATTAAACTTTTTGTCAGACAATGCTTGTTTCATATCTCTAATTTCCAAGACTGTATGTATATCCATAGTCACACCTTTACCGTATTCGATGTTGTCATAAATCTTCTGTTTTTAGGAATAGGACTTTTACGAAATTTCCTAACGTATGCTTTATGTTTATTCTTTATGGATATCTTTGATACCTTGTGATAATTTCTTCTCATTGTCATTACCTCTACATGTTTCCAAGATTAACTTTGAAATGCTCAATTGTTTTTTTGTTCATCTCGTATTCTTGTTTTGTTATTCGTGCATCACCTGCTTCATGTTTTTTATTCTCATCTAGTAAGTGATTAATTATTTTTACATAGTCGATTGTCATATTATTCTCCTTTAAGTTTTTTTTGGTTATCGTTTATCAAGTCTTTGTTTTCTCTGATGTACTCAACTCTAACAGTCATTATAGAATCGTCAGGCATACAACCTGTACCCATAAAAGTTTTTCCTGTTAGTTCTAAATCTTCGCAACATGGACGTTGACCTAGAGTAGGGTGAGACTCATCTTTATAACAAAGCATTGCTTCGTCTCCACTTCTTCGTCTACTAACGCAGATGAAATCGGTTTTAGGATTATAGCTCATTATTTTTCTCCTGTTAATTATTAGTTAAGATATATTAATTGTTATATGACGTTGTGTCAACCCTCTTTTCTCATACCTAGTTTTGTAGCATGAATCAAGGTCTCTAGAGATTTAATTGATTCAATTAGACTGTTCATCGCTTGTATATACATCAAGGCAACTTCATCATTAAATTTTTCTTGGTGTATAGAATCATTGAACAAAGTTTGATTTTTTGCTAACTGTTCTTTCGCATGTTCTAAAGTTTTTTGTAGTCTAGCAATAACATCATCTGTAGTAGCCGACCATTTTTTTATTTCATCATTCATAAGTTTACTCATTATTATTCTCCATCATGTTATAAAAAAAGTTTATGTATTCTTTTAATTTAGGAATATATTTTTCTTTGTTTCTTACAAAAGAAATAACACCTCCATCTTCAGAGCCGTTGATAATTACTAATTGATTTATTTCTTCTCCATACATTTCTTCATACATCAAAGCATACGCAGTACATTGCATCATGTATTTTTCATTCGGATATTCTTTATGCTTGTTAGAAGTTTTAAAATCTATAACAGATAAAATGTCATTGTAATACCCAATACAATCTGTAGTTCCTGCAATTCTTAATTTGTCACTATACATTCTACCCTCGATAATTTTTACATCACCAACCATGTCTATGTATGGTTTCATGATGTTAAACAATGCTATCGGTAAAAGATTGTTTGTAGTAGGTATACTTGACGTCAGGTATGCTTCAATCAACTCGTGTGTTTCTGAGCCACGTTTTGCACAACGTTTTGTTTCAAATTCAGCTACATCTTCACCTAGTTCTTTTCTCCATTTCTGTAGACCATAGTTAGGTTTGCAGTTCAATACTGTTGTAACTGATGCATATGCTTGACCCTCGACATCGTAATATCTCATGCCATTATCAGTTTGTTTTTGTACTATATTTTTCATCGCCATTGTTCTCCAATATACCAACACACTAAGCAACGTCTGACACCCTCTGTGACGATGCTTACAGAATGTTCATGCCAACTTGTGAAAGCTAATATGTTGCTCGGTGTTATATTGACCGTCATTCCCTCACCATGAGCATAGATTTTAAAATCACCACCGTCATATTTTGAGTCCAACACCCATGACATACTTATCTTCCTTTTAGATGCAGTTCCGTTGTCCACATCAGAATGTATATTGTAATAATCACCAACTCTATACTCTAGATATTGTATATCTCCAATTTCTGATATGTCGTAATTGAAAAGTTTGTTTGCTTCTTTACCTGTTTTTTCAAAGATGTCATATATCTTAGATGGTTTAGGTATTCTCCACATGTCAACTTTCCTAATTGTCTTATCAAAAGTGTTAAGTGTCTTTGCTTCTGTCTTGATACCTATACCTGTTTCGATTTCTGTTAGTGCTAACATCCTATCTTTTTTAGATACAGGTATCAAAGTCATACCGTAGTGTCTAGTCATTTCTTTTTGGATAGATGCTGAGAGAGACCCAATTGTCTCCATCTTTACTTTGATTATAACCTTGTACGAACTTTTCTTGTCCATTGATTGTTGCATCACCTTGTAAGACTAGGTCAGGTTTATCTGCTTTATCAGCAGGAAAAATTGCACCTATCTTTTGGTAGAGATAGAATACTTGATTACCTGCTTGACTCATTGATTCAACACACTTGATATGTATTCCATATTCAGAGCCGTCCTTTATTTTTCCGTCCTGAACAATCTTGTCAATATTGTTACCACTAGAGTCTTGTCTTGGAGTATTTAAAGTTCCATAAATAACTTCTGCGTTGTCTTGAACTTTTGGTTTGTCCATATCATTTAAGAACTCACCGATTTTATCTGCTTCTGCTTGTGCTTCATTTTGTGTTTTAGGTTTATTGTCGAACATTTATACTTTTCCTCCAAAAGGGTTAGTGTTTTTATATTGTGGTTTTGATTCAGAGTTTGCATTACCATCGTCATCAAGTGCTAGTCCGTACAAAGATACTAAACTGTATCTCTTAGCATACGTTATCGCACTACCAACTGCATGACTGTCATTTTCTTTTTTAATTGTAAGTGGTATTTTACTTTCAATTATATTATTGCATTCAGTATGCATAAGCATTGTGCGAACAAAGGTGATTGTATGCAACTTGTCACCTGCAATGACATTTTCATAATCGAGTGTTTGTGTAAAGGACAGACCGAACTCTGCACCCTTATTACATTCTTCAATGATGGTATCAATGTTTGCATACATGTGGTCATACAAACCCTTGTTCTCTTTTTTTGCTTTATGATTTGCTTTTTGAAAATTGTTAAGTGCTTCTTTAAGTTTGTTCATTTGACTAACTCCAAGTTTTCCTTATCAGGTAAACAAATAACTCTGAACTTTGCTTTTTTGTTTGGATAGGTTTGGTTGAGTGCATCACATAACATGTCTGCATCTCGCTCATTATCCATCGCTTCATTTCCCTCGACATAAATGCCGTAGGATGTTTCTTTTATTATGATATATCTCATTGTTGCTCCTGCGATTGTACGCAATTATTGTCCGTCAATAGTAACACATACATACATCTATGCAAGGACAAAATGTCATGTTGACAGAAAGGCATAAAACCCTTATTATTCAACGAAACTAACGGAGAAATGTTTTGAAACTGAGAGAGTATTTAGACAAGAATTCTCTTACCATGTCAGCATTTGCTAGAGAGACTAAGATTAAACAGGACACTCTTAACAAGTACAAATATGGTATTAGAATCCCTAACAGGGAGAATATGGCGATTATCAGCGATGTTACTAAGGGTAAAGTGACTGCTAATGATTTCTTTACGACATGAGTTTCCAAGCAATGTCATGGGCAATACGTCAGCAGACACCTAACACCACAAGTAAATTAGTGTTATTGGTTTTAGCAAATTATGCTGATAGCGAGAACAGTTGTTATCCATCACAGGAACACATAGCAAAAATCTCGCATTGCTCTAGACGTAGCATTGTCACTCACATAAAACAACTAGAAAAACTAGGGTTTATAACTGTGATTCGTACTAAAGATGGAATGAAAAAACTAAATAGGTACATTCTACGATGTGAAAATATTTCACATAATACTAATATATATTCAAGTGAAAATATTGCACAACGTAAACCTAAAGAAATATTTAAAAAGAAAGGTAGAAATAAAAACTTTTTAGCAATGTAGAGGTAGAAAATGAGCAAGAAGATTGACGGTGTATTCCGTGCAAAAGATTTAACCGAAAGTATATGGGAATTGTACGAGGGTAAATCACAAAAGAGATATGATATAGGTTTTACGAGTGGTAAAGATTTATTTAAAATAATTAAACCGTCATTCATCTGTATGACTGGTATACCTAATTGTGGTAAATCATCATTTACTTATGATGTTCTCATGAGAACTGCAAGACAATACGGGATGTCTTACATGATATTCTCACCTGAACATTCTAATGCAGTAAATTTAAAAAGACTTGTAGAAAAGTTTTGTCATAAACCTTTCGACCATATCTTTACCAACAGAGCAAATGAAAAAGAAGTGTTAGATGCTATTGAATTTATTCATGAACATTTTTATTTTGTAGACATGAAAGAGGAAAGTCCTAATATAGATTGGATATTAGACCGAGCTAGACAAGTACATAAAGTTTATAACATTGATGGTATGTTGCTAGACCCTTATAATGAAATCAATCCTGCAAGAGCAAACCTGCGTGAGGATGAACACATATCATTGCTTATCTCTAAGATTAAAAGATTTAACAGAGAAACCGATACAGTTACATTCATGGTTGCACATCCTACTAAGCAGATAAGAGGTGCTGATGGTACTTATGAAGTTAAGTCTGCATATGATATTAGTGGTAGTTCACATTGGGCTAATAAGAGTGATTTGATTGTTATCGTAACTAGAGATTATCAATCTGAAACAACTAACATAAGGATTGCAAAAGTAAGAGAGATTGACGTGCAAGGACAGATTGGAAGTTTTACTGTCAAGTGGAATAACAAAACAAAGTGTTATGATGATTGGATATAGGTTATAGTTATGAGCATGAGCAAAATAGAGTGGAGCATTCAGATTTGTGAGGTAGAACATCTAAAGGAATAT